ACCAGAACGAATTAAAGTCTGCTTTTGCCGCCCTGCAAAGGGACATTGCCAACGCTGGTGCCCCTATTGGTGGGGTGATTATGTGGGTTGGCACCACGGCAAACATACCGACTGGTTACGCTGTTGCTAATGGCGCACCGCTAAGTACCAGCACATACGCATCGCTGTTTAATATTATTGGTTACCGCTATGGTGGTTCCGGTGGGTCTTTCCTGTTGCCGGACTTTACTGGCCGGGTTCCCGAAGGTATTACTGGTACTCCCACAATCCCCAGCACAGCAGTGACAGGGATTCCCTCAGCAATGGATGCTCACACACATAGTGTCAACTCATCCTTTACTGCTGGCGGTGTTAACTCATCATTTACCGCAGGCAACGCAGCATCTCACGTTCATGCTGACACTTTTAGTGCCGGTAGCGTAAACTCAACGTTCAGCGCTGGTAATGTGAACAACCACACCCACAACGTCGCCGGAAACACTGCAGGCCAGTCCGCCAACCACTCTCACGGTTACTTTAAACCCAACTCAGGTGCAAACAACAACACTGCTGGTAATAACGCTGACCATAGCCACGGATTCAATGTTAATTCGTCTGGTGTAAACGCAGCATACAGCCCTAACTCAACCTTTACGGCTGGCAACGTGAACTCGTCCTTTACGGCTGGTGGGGTTAACACAGCCATTGGCGTGAACTCGTCCTTTACGGCTGGCAACGTCAACTCCTCGTTTACCGCTGGTAATGCCAGCACAATTAACGCCTCAACCCCAGCACATACTCACACGCTAGCGTCACTAGAAATTATTTTCATCATAAGGATTGCATAAATGAGAATTCAAGATGCAATACAACGACCCGGCGCACCAGGATACTTCTACCGAAAAATTGGACTTAATGACACACATGGTGTTTTTTCAATAGCACGAATGGCTGTGCCTGCTCAAATGGGTAGGGAAAACGGCATGCGCAGATGTGATGGTCGGAGAAAAGTCGGACCTTTGTTCCATCACACATACGATATTGAAAATGCGTTATGTTCCTGTGGTTCGTCCGAAGAACCCAGTTCATTAACTGGTCACCATATTATTCGTTTCGGCAACATCGCTGCCTTATACCCCGTAATAGAAGTTCCTAATTATGGTGTAATTTTATATTATGAGTTAGACAATGCCTCCGATGAAGATTTGTCGGTTATGGCACACCACTCGGAATCATCTAGAACATTACAAGAATTGTTTCGCCTAATGCTGGAATGGAAATCAGCATTCGTAGGCGGTGTAGCAGAATCTTTAGCAGAAACGTGCTACAATATGTGGAATGCACTTGATGTGCCTGAACAAGTTGAAAATTGGCTTACCAACGATATGCCACCAGAAAAGGTAAATCGTTATCTAGAAGGCGACCCACAAGCACGGATTCGCAATCCATTACTAATTCCCGACATCCCAGATTTTTTTAGCGAATGGTTATATAACCAAATTATTTCCTGCAATGGTATCGGAACATACGACCGTGCTGTTCTCTGACCACTATGACCAACCCGGAGCACCAGGCTATTACCACAAGATAGTCGGTGCTACCGACAACATCGGTGTTTTTGCTTTAACAAGGGCTGGCATTTCACCAGACCTTGCTGAAGTCTACCCGCATGTTCGTTGTGATTCCGCTGCCACTGGTCCATTGAGTTTTCATTACGAAGTTGATGGTAAATGCGTTTGTGGAAGCGATGAACTACCAGACCCATTTACCGGCGACCATGTTGTATTGGCCGAAGATTTAACTATGTATTACCCAGTCATTGAAGCATTGCCATACGGATTTATTGTTTATTTAGAATTAGACGAAGATGAAAAAGAAGAACACATGATTCGTCGCCCATACCATACGAGAACTCTCCAAGAAATGTTGCGTTATCTAGTTGAGTGGGATTGGGCATATCGGGAACTCGGTTCCACCGAAGAAGTGGCAATTGTTAGTCACGGAATGCTTGATGTAATGGGTTTTCCAGACAATCTTCGTCAATGGGTAATCAACCAAATCCCATATGAAAAACTGGGTAGATTTTTGCGTGGAGATTCCGATGCTAACGCACGAACTACAGAGCCAATTCCTGAACTTTCTATGGAAATCAACGAGTGGCTTGTGAGTCAGATAACGAAATGCCGTGCATTTGGAGGCTATGATTATGAAGATGTTACTGCAGATTCGTGATTTATCTGGTACTATTGGTATAGTAAAAACAATTAGAAGGAGCCAATAATGATTACAGCAGGTTATCCCGCCGGTAAAGTGGGGCAGATTTTAGTTGTTGACGGATTAATGGGCAGTGTGCCCGCTGAATTCCTCAACAGAATTACGGTTCATTGGTCAGAATCATTTCAAGGAAGAACCCTTGGCGGATTTATGCCATCAACTAAACTGAGTAATGATTTATATTATAGTACTAACAGTGGTTTGGTATGGACAAAAGAAGATGAAGAACTAGAACAAAAGATATGTGATGCCTTAACTGCCGCAATCGCAATCTACCGGCAGAACTATACTCACCTTGATACTTGGGTACGCATTGAGGACTCTGGTTTTCAGGTTCAGCGTTATACTAAGAATCAAGGTTTTTATCGTGTTCATGTTGATTCATTCCCTATTCCAAACTCACCAATTTCTAACCGAGTATTGGCTGCGATTATCTACCTCAATGATGTTGAATATGGTGGCGAAACAAACTTCCCATTGCACGAAGTTAAAGTTGCGCCTAAGGCGGGGCGAATCTGTTTATTCCCAGCAACCTTCACTCATCCCCATGAGTCATGCGTAGCCATTACTTCTGATAAGTGGATAATTAGTACATTCATCTGCAACACCGAAGGTACACCTGAGCCAGAACACCACCATCACGAAGACCACGCCCATGAGCCCCCTCCCCTCATTATGGGACCAATGCCCGAACCACTGGACTTTGATGAAGTAATTGCTGCAGTATAATGGTTGCACTACAAGAACTCATTGATGAACATAAGTTCCGCAAGTGTCGTGGTCCGGGCGAAAACCCAACGACCGACGACTTGGTTGAAGCATTTACTTTCTTTTGCTCAAACTATGTGTTTATCAAACACCCGTCACGAGGCAAGATTCCGTTAAATCTACGCGGTGCACAGATAGAGGCAGTACGGGCGTGGATTGACAAGCGCTACACCATCGTTCTTAAGTCCCGTCAGATTGGTTTCTCTACCCTGGCTGCAGCGTTTGCCTTTTGGACTGCCTTCTTCTGGTCCGACCGATTTGTGGTTATGTTGTCAAAGACCGAGCGTGAAGCCAGCAAACTTCTGTCAAAAACCAAATATCTGTATAAGTTTTTACCAGACTGGCTCAAGAAGCGTGGCCCTGAACTTATTCAGAACAACGTACTCAAGATGGTGTTTGACAACGACAGCATCATTGAATCATTACCATCGGCAAACGACCCTGCTCGTGGTGAGTCGGTGTACTTGGTAATCATTGACGAGATGGCGTTCTTGCCTAACCCCGAAGAAGCGTGGGCAGCCATTGAACCAATTGCTGACGTAGGTGGTCGTGTTATCTGTCTGTCAACGGCAAAGGGCGAAGGCAACATATTCTATAACCTCTGGATGGGCAGCCAGTCTGGCACCAATAGATTTACCGGAATCTTCTTCCCGTGGTCAGCGAACGAAGACCGCGATATAAGTTGGTACGAAGCCCAAGCCAAAGAACTACCCGACTGGCAGTTGCACCAGGAATATCCCAGCAACCCAGACGAGGCGTTTATTCGTTCTGGGCGCCCCGTATTTGATATTGACGCTTTACATCGCCAGGTCATTGACAAACCTCAACGGGGATACCTGAAGCAGTTGCACTCGGGAGTTAACTCCTACATCTATGAACAGGACGGTGGAGCGCTCAAGGTATGGCAGTTGCCCGCATTTGGTTCTACGTACACCATTGGGGCTGACGTAGCCGAAGGGCTGGCTCGTGGTGACTTCTCCTCGGCCCACGTCGTTGATGCCAAGAGTGGATTGGTTGTAGCCCACTGGCACGGGCACATTGACCCAGATAAATTTGGTGAAATATTATACGGTCTCGGGCATTTCTATAACGCAGCGCTTATTGGTGTGGAGTCCAACAACCACGGTCTTACCACGCTGACCAGCCTGTATAAAGGTAATTACCCCAACATCTACCGCCAGCGCCGTCTGAACCAGCGTAATGCCGAGGCATCAGACACGCTCGGTTGGAGAACCACCAGCCTGTCAAAGCCCCTGGCAGTGGACGAATTGAACGCCAATATCCGTGATGGGGTGCTAGAGATTAGGTGCGAAAATACCATTGCCGAACTAAAAACATTCGTCCGTGACGACAACGGGTCAACTCACGGCTCACCACACGACGACTGCGTGATGTCCTTAGCCATTGCTAACCAGATGCTTAAGTTCGTTTGGCACGCAGAATACCGGCCAAAGGTTGAGAAAACGCCGTTTAGTATTGACTGGTTTGCCAGCAAAGTGTCCAAGAAGGAACCGGAAAAGTTCGTTATCGGTTCTCATAACGTGTCTATGTAAGAAATGCGCTATGTAATAGGAGATTTATATGGCTTACTGTACCTGCTCAAAACCGATTGACTCCGAAAACGACCTAAAAAGGGGTCTTTGCTTTGCTTGCCATATCAAGTTGGTTACGTTAGGCGTGCCTAATACATTTAAGTCTGGTCAAACCATCCGTGAACAACAGCGCTACTACGAGGATTCTAACGCATTTAAGAGTGGGAAGATTACCAAGGTGCCCGAGCGGGCGGAACTTATCTAATGAGCGACCCCATCTGGTTGACGCTGGCGGTAGCCGTTATCTTAGGTCCGCTGGTAGCGGTCATCCAGAACCTGCGCAAAGAGAACTCAGAGCAGCACTCAGAGGCACGAGAACTTCTACACGAAGTAATTAAGACCGTTGATAAAGTAGACAACAAATTAGAAAAGCATATTGACTGGCACCTTGACAAGGAGACTAAGTAATGGCAAAAGACAAACAAAGTATTCGTAATACCCGTATGGGCGAAGCCTACATTAACGCTGTAAAGAAATATGAAACAGACAGCGGTTCAGCAGACACACGTGCGCGTGGTGCATTAAGAAAAGACCTTACCGATAAGGGGTTTGACGGCGAAGCATTCAAAGAACTCATGGATGCTGAACTAAGCAAACTAAAACCTGGACAAAAGACATTGTGGAATCCCGGTCGTTTGCCCAACGGTGGCAAGATTGCTGCCGATGGCACCTACGTTCCGCCCGACATGGTTCGTGAAGACGACAGGAAGAGAGACGACCACTACCGGAAACGTCGTGAAGAGGTGGTCAATAACCTACTGGCTCAGAATAAAATTACTAAAAGAAATTCACCACGTGCTGCCACCGCAAAAGAAGCCGCAATGGCAAAAGAGGGTTATGCCAGTGTTAAAAAGCATTACAAAGCCGCAGGTCTAACTGGCAACTACGGACTTGGCTCTGGTGTTGAGGACCAATTTATCATAGGGCCCGGACCCTCTCGTCCCGTGATTACCAAGGAAATAAGGAGACTAAGTAGTGGCAAAAGATAAAGTTAAGGAAACCCGAGACAGAGTTGCCAAGGTAGCAAAAGCCTGCTCGCCATCTAAGTTGAATGCGTCAACTGCGAAGAAAGCAGCCACACGTGCCAAACAAAACAGAAAGAGTCTTGAAGTGTGCCTAGATGCAGCAATGAAAGCGGTGAAATAATGTACAAGCCAAAGCCAGCGCCAAGACCAAAGCCAACGCCAAAGCCGGTAAAGCCAAAGCCAAAGCCCTACAAGGAAGGATGAGCAATGCCGTATTCCAAGTATTCAAATAAACAAAAGAAACTTGCCAGGGTTGCTGAACCCCGAGACAAGATTACAGAAGCCGACCTTAAGGCGCTTCGTAAAAAGCCAAAGAAGAAGAAGTAATGGCAGCCAAGAAGAAAGCCCCTAAGACTTGTTGGGACGGCTACGAGAAGGTCGGAATGAAGAACAAGGGCGGCAAGAAGGTACCTAACTGCGTACCCAAGGGAAAGAAGAAAAAGTAATCATGGCATCTAAAAAGAAGGCACCATCAAGGGTCAATGAGGCTGGTAATTACACCAAGCCCGGTATGCGCAAACAACTGTTTGAGAAGATTAAGGCTGGCTCAAAGGGTGGCGACCCAGGTGAGTGGTCTGCTCGTAAAGCACAACTTCTTGCGTCTGAGTATAAGAAGCGTGGTGGGGGTTACAAAGACTGATGGCTAAGAAAGAATCTCAAAAGTCTTTGGAGAAGTGGACTGACCAGAAGTGGCGCACTTCGGATGGAAAGCCGTCCAAAGGCAAGAAGCGCTACCTACCAGACAAGGCTTGGGATTCATTGTCACCAGCAGAAAAGGCTGCCACTAATCGGGCAAAAGCAGAAGGCAACAAGAAGGGCAAACAATATGTAGCCCAACCTAAAAAGATTGCTGAAAAGACAAAGAGGCATAGATAATGGCATCTGAAGCGTGGACTCGCAAAGAGGGTCAGAATAAAAAAGGTGGCTTAAACGAGAAGGGACGCAAGTCCTACGAAAAGGCTAATCCTGGTTCTGACCTTAGGGCTCCAGTTAAATCTGGAGATAACCCACGCCGTGCTTCATTCCTAGCCCGTATGGGCAATATGCCTGGTCCTGAGCGTGACAAGGATGGCAAGCCCACACGCCTGCTCCTGTCCCTGTACGCATGGGGCGCAAGTTCCAAGGCTGACGCCCGCAGAAAAGCAAAGGCTATCTCGGAACGCAACAAAAAGAAAAAGGATAAAAAGTAATGGCTTCAGCAGACGCAATGGAAAGAGAGATTGAGCGTCGTCGTCGTGAGGAAGAAAAACGCCGTTACGAAGAGATTGAGCGTCGTCGTGCCGTAGAAGAAAGACAACGCCGTCAACAGGCATTTTTTAGGGAGGCCTTAATTGCCGAGGGGTTCATACAACCAGATACCGTTTTGGCACCCACTAGAGAAGAAGATATTCCTCGCATAACCCGGGCTACTGGTCCACTACCAGAACCCAAGAAGAAAGGGTTTGTGGACAACCTGAAGAATCTTGGTGGGACAGTCAAAGACGGCTTTCTATCGTTTGTTCCGGGAACAGAACAATCATACCAACTGGCAGAGGTTCTACAAACTAGACCCCAAGACATCCCTCTCGGTGCAGTAAAGAGCGTTGTCAATACAGGCTCAAATATTGCTGACCTACTCCCAGTGGTTGATACTGGTGAACCTGGCATTAACTATGTCAACGCTTACCGTCGTGGTGAGGGTTTGACAATGGGTGCCGAAGACCTTCTTAACTTGTTTGCCGCAGGAGCAGCGGCCAAGGCAGCAGTACCAGCAGTACGAACCAACATCACTAATCCTGGTGCACGGTTTAATCCTTACGAATATGGCATCCACGTAAACGTTCCTGGTGAAGCAGGAGATATCAGCGAAATTATTCCCCGTCAGCCTGGACAAGCAACAACGGTTGGTGGTGACTCAATCCCCGGTACAACCTACATGTGGGACGCAACAGCGCCCACCATTGTTCAAGACATTATGGGTAATCGACAGATGACCAATACAGGATTTCTGGACATGCTTTACGACAATCCGCCCGCTGCCTATTTTACCCGGTCACCACGGGCACGCACTGGTACGGACATCAACATACCAACCAGCAGTTCACTCGCCGTTCAAGGACCACAGAAAGTTATTGAACGAATACCACTAACCGAAGAGGCGCTCAAGGACCTGCTTGCTCGTCGCCGCGTTATGCAAATGACTGAAGATGCGGCAATGCGAAAGATATTCGCAAACTCAGCCAAGGCTGGAGTGCCAGAGTCCATCGGTAACAACAATGCCATCTTTGCTTACAACTACATCCGAGATAATATTATTCGTGACCAGGGTAGTCCAACAAGTACTTATGCTAAGTACGACCCGAATATAACAATTGACGAAGTGATGAATGACCCAGAATTGCGTAAAATCGCTAATAGGATAGCCGCTAGCAGAATCGCTGGGCAGAGTATGAACCCACCAGACATAATCCGTGACCGCTTTGTAGTAGACACAAATGAGGGTGGTTATGGGATGAACGAAGGTAGATACAGGGCACTTGTTCGTGAGGCAGAAAGATTGAACGATGCGGGAATCCCTTTTAGAATTGCACTTGAGCAGGTGCTTGATGATTTCATTACACGCAGGCGCGCTGGCGAAACACTGCCTGAAATTATAGGAGAATAAAAATGAACGACAAGACTTATTCAGATAGCCCCATGGGCAAGGCATTTACCATCAGCATCAATCTTGGTGAGGCCGAAGGTGAAGAATCAACAATGGTTGATAACCCCGTAGTTAAACTTGCACCAGCCGAACGAGATTATGTTAATGCCATGATGGGGATTGCCTCTAAGTACGGCAAACTTGCTGATGATGACGGCAACGGTATTTACGTTGGTTATGTTTCAGCCGCCAAGAACACAGATGCCAAAAAGGGTGTCAAGTGTTCCAATTGTGCGTTCTATTGCCCCGAGATGGGGAACTGTCACATCATTGCACAGAAGATTGAACCTAACGGTTACTGCCGACTGGCAGCAATCGGGGAGGGACTGGTCACAATGGAAGAAGGAAAAAAGTAAATGGCACGTAAATCAAATGCTGACTTGCTCGCTGAGTATCGTCAAAGATACGACTCATCAAGAATCTGGGTAAGGGACGATTATGCCCCTTGCTGGAATCGGATGATTAACCTATATCGTGGCAAGCAATACCGCTCAACTGCACCCTACGACCGGATGCTGGTCAACATTGCATTTGCCACCATCAATACATTGTACCCATCGGTGTCAATTGGTCGCCCCAAGATTGTCGTTAATCCCCGTGGCCCAGAAGACGCCGACAAGTCAATTATTGCTGAAGCCATTGTTAACTACTGGTGGCAGCACTACGAATGCCAAGAGGAATTCCAATTGGCTGTCCGAGACTTTTTGATTATTGGTCACGGCTGGGTAAAGTCCGGTTATCGCTATGTTGAGGAAGATGTCGTTGTTGAGGAAACCGACGATGAGAGGGCATCAAAAGATAAGCCTGTAAACTTCTCCGAAACCGACATAATCGTTACCGAAGACCGGCCCTTTATTGAGCGCATTGACCCGTTTAATATGTTCGTTGACCCTGAGGGAAACACAATGAAGGACATTCGTTGGATTGCCCAGCGTGTTCGTCGGCCCATCAAGGACGTCAAAAATGACAAGCGTTATGACTATAGCGCACGCCAAGATGTTACCGGCTCTACGGTATCTCAGTTCAATGATGGTCGTCAGTACAAGCCGTTTGACCCTGGCTACGCAACCGAATCATATGCTGACATTATTGAGTATTACGACCTAGACAAGAAGACCATGTGTGTCTTTGCTGCCGAAGGTGGAGACAAGTTCCTGGTTAAGCCAACCGAGATTCCCTTTGCTTTCGGACATCCGTTTACGATGTTGCGCAACTACGACATTCCTGGATACTTTTATCCAATGGGTGAACTAGAGGCGATTGAACCCCTGCAGTACGAACTTAATGAAACCCGTACTCAGATGATGAACCACCGTAAGCGTTACAGCCGTAAGTACCTGTTCAAGGAAAATGCCTTTGACGACTTTGGTCGCAGCGCCTTGTCATCCGACGAGGACAACGCTATGGTGCCAGTTAAGGGTGACGAAAACCTGGGTAATGTGGTTGCACCTATGCCCGCCTTGATTAACCCACCAGACTTCTATAATCAATCAACACTAATAATCAACGACATTGACCGAGTGTCGGGTATCTCGGAATACCAGCGTGGTGTTCTGCCTGATATTCGTCGTACTGCTACCGAGGCCAGTATTCTTCAGGGTGCAGCAGATTCTCGTGCCGCAGAAAAACTAACCATCATTGAACACAGCATTGCCAAAGTTGCCTATCGCCTCATCAAACTTGCTCAGCAGTTTATGACCGAAGAGCAGACTGTCCGTGTTACCGACAAGCGTGGCGCTTGGGCGTGGGTTAACTTTGACTCAGAGTATATTGACGGCGAGTTTGACTTTAGCGTTGAGGCTGGTTCAACGGTTCCTCAGAACGAGGGTTTCCGTCGCCAGCGTGCTTTGCAGATTGTTGACGCTATGGCACCGTTTGCTCAGGCCGGGGTGGTTAACCTTGAGTCCTTGGCAAAACTGATACTTGAGCAGGGCTTTGGTGTGCAGGATGTTGACAGATTCCTCAATAAGCCAGAGCCAACAGAGCCTCCCGTGAATCCCTCACAGCCACCAGCACCGGCTGGCGGAATGCCACCACCTCCTGAGTTGCCTGCCGGAGAACCGCCGGTTGCACCAATGCCAGACCAAATGGCAATGGGAGCACCAGGACTACCACCTGAATTGGCTGGTTTGCCACCTGAACTACTACAGGAAATACTTGCCGGTGGACCACTTCCTCCTGAGATGACAGCACAGATTGCTGGTGCGCAACCTCCAGCGCCAATGCAGTTGCCTCCCGAGTTGGCACAAATCCCTGGTAGCGAGCAGTTGCCACCCGAAGTTTTGATGTCATTGCCTCCCGAAATCCTTCAGGAAATAGTTAATCGTGGTGGCTTTACGCCAGAGGTTATGGAGATTCTGATGGAGTCCGGCATCTTGCCTATGGCGTAAATGTAAGAAAAGTGCATATAGGTAGGACAACCTGCGAAGGAGAGGACCCTACCAATGGATAACGAATTAGATAATGCAACCGATACTGACGTAGACCAGCCCCTGGATGGACAAGTTGAGTTTACGGATGAGGAAGCAGTTGAGTCCGATTGGACGGATGACGAAGCCAATTACCCAGAGTTTCTTGATGTAACGGAGTACGGCGACAAGCACGTAGTTATCAAGATTGATGGTGAGGAAGTAGAAGTTCCGCTCAAGGAGGCTCTTGCTGGATACCAGCGCCAAGCGGATTATACCCGCAAGACGCAGGAACTCAGTAAGCAGAAGCAAGGAGTACAGACGGCAGCAGCCTTGGCAGAAGCCTTGGAGCGTGACCCGTTTGGCACCTTGTCCCTGCTACAGCAACACTACGGTGTTAGCCAACCAAATGTCCAAGCCGTTGAGGAAGACGTTTGGGTTGACCCCGTAGTCAAGGAACTTGAAGAAATCAAAGCGTGGAAACGGGAACTGGAATACCAGCAAACCCTTAGCCAGGTGGAGAAAGAAATCACCGACCTTGAACGCAAGTACGGCGAAGACTTTGACCGAGAAGAAGTTATCGCACGAGCACTCGCTACTGGTTCTCAGAACCTGGAGGACACCTTCAAACTAATCCAGTTTGACAAGGTATACGCCGAGCGGGCAGACGCAACGAAGAAGGTTGCCGAAACCACCAAGCGTACCCAGGCAAAGAAAGCAGCAGGCGTTGTCTCTGGCTCAACTTCCGCTCGTGGAGGAGCACCCGCACCTGCACCCAAACCCACATCCGTGCTAGATGCCTGGACACAAGCCGAAAAGGCGCTAGGCCTCTAGTAACAAAACAAAAACTAAAACATCTTAAGGAGATGATTCATTATGCCCGGTAACCCAGATTTTAACGCAATTCTGTCAACAACGCTGCAGAACTATCGTCCTACGCTTGTTGACAACATTTTCAAGGCCAACGTGCTTCTTGACCACCTGAACAGCCGTGGTCGTGTAGTCGTAGAAGAGGGCGGTACTTCAGTCGTAGAGCCCTTGATGTACGCCTCCAACGGCACTGCCGCTGTTTATGCGGGATTTGACACAATCTCGCTAACTCCCCAGGACGGCATCAGCGCTGCTGAGTACGCCTGGAAGCAGATGGCAGCCTCTATCGCTATCAGCGGTATTGAAGAGGCCAAGAACCGTGGCAAGGAAGCCGTCATCAAGTTGCTCAACGCCAAAATCATGCAGGCTGAAGAGAGCCTCAAGGAATTGATGAACACCCAGTTGTTCACCGGTTCTGGCGCTGGCAACAACTTCTTCGGCATCCAGACCATTGTTGGTACCGTCAACAACGCCGTGGGTGGCATTGATGCCTCCACCGAGACTTGGTGGAACCCCGAGGTGGACTCCGCAACCACAACCCTCACAACCGAGGCTATGGCTGCTGTGTACAACGATGCCTCCAAGGGCAACGACGTTCCCGACATCATCGTCACAACCCAAACCCAGTACCAGAAGTATGAGGAACTGTTGGTTCCCCAGGTTCGGTACCAGGACGTAGCCAAGGCCAATGCAGGCTTCCAGAACCTGATGTTCAAGCAGACTCCTGTCGTGTTTGACAAGATTGCTCCAGCAGGCGACATGTACTTCCTCAACAGCAAGTACCTGAAGTTGGTTGGTATGAACGGTCACTGGTTTGAGACCACCGACTTCCAGAACGGTACAGTCAACGGCAAGGATGCTCGTTACGCCATCGTCTTGGCCTACGGTGCACTCACCTGCAGCAACCGCGCACGTCAGGGAGCCTTCACCGGTCTAACCTGATGGGTAGGGGTTCATACCCGACAAGCACAGTTGTCCTTGGCATCGGTTTCGCTAATCCTTCGGGCGGGACTGGTGCCAAGGATTCTGTTTTTATGGGATTGTGTAAGAAAAACGTCTATATATAGAAGGAGCAAACATGCCAGATATTCAGCCAGTTTATGCGCCGGTTCATAGTAGCCAGGTGCTCGCCGGAACACAATCAGTGTATGGTGCAGCGGGGTCCAAGGACACATCCATAGCACCAGCGTTCGTTAATCCCGGAACAATGATTGCGCCCCCTAGTGGCGTGCCCTATAAAGCAGCAGCGACTAGATGCTGTTGGGATAATTACAAATGTAGAGCGCCCAAGTCAAAAGGGACACCGTTGTGTTTCGGACACTTGCAGCACTTCCTTAAGCACGGCGAAGGTTTGGTTAAGGGCGAAGAAGCCCAGAGATTGCTTATCTACAAGGCACAGTTCCAGGAGATGGAGAAGGAGCGCCTTGCTGCTAAAGAAGCCGAGAAAGAAGCGCATTGGGCTGAACACGGTCCAAAAAATGAGGTAACAGATGGGTCTTAATATTGACGAACTCCGCGACCTAGTCGAAGACATTACCGACCTTCAAATCGGCAACGGTGTGTCTGACGACATCAGCGAAGACCTTGTTAATACCTTTATTGAAGAAGCCTTTCAGCGCATTGTTAGCCTAAACACCAAATGGCCGTGGTACCAAACTACTTACGAACTTAACACTGTTGCTTCTCAGCGCCGTTATGCCACCGGTTTTACCCAAGTCCACACTACGGCAACAGGAATAAACGTAGGTTCTGACTTTGCCGACATTCGTGAGATTATTAGTGTCACGAACGAAAGCAACGGTGGTAATCAACTTATTTATATTGATGACTTCCTGGCCCAGCAATACTGGAATGGCACCGCCGATGTGCCCGGTTATCCCGTTTACTTCTCAATGTGGGCTGGCGGATTGCAGATTTATCCTAAGCCAGATGGCGTCTACGCTTTGAATATTCGTGGTTTCCGTCAACCCAGTTATGCTTGGCTTACCGACTCTGGTCTTGACGTTGACATCAACGATGAGTTTCATATTATGATTATTAACTTTGCTGCTTCTCGGTGCTACCAGTTCCAGGAAGACCCAGAGATGGCTGCCGTATATATGAACCACTTTGACCAAGGTGTTACCTTATCACGCCAGAACATCACGCATCCCAGCAACAACCAACCAATGGTTCTTTCTGGTGGATTGCAAATCTATCCGTGGAACTACGGCTGGCCCGCATTTAAGAGTGGCAGTCTTCTTTGGTACCGATAATCCATGGCTCGTAATATTGTTTTTGCATTAAAGAACGACTTCACGGGCGGAATCAACTTTCGTGCTGACCAATTCCAGTTAGCCGATAATGAATCGCCCGGTATTCTCAATATGGAGATTGACCCTCGTGGTGGTCTATTCACTCGTGCTGGCTTTCAGTTTAAGAACACAACACAAATTGGTGTATCTCAATCAGTGTGGAATCCCAAGGAGTTGTTCTTCTATGACCAGCCCAATGGACGGTTAATTATGTTGTCAACGGGCTACAATGGTGTTGGGCAAGAGGGTGAGGTTTGGCATTCTACAGGGGGCAACTTTACACGGCTAAACCTTGCTGGTCCTACTGACATTGATATAACAAACCCGAACGGCGCCTCATTCACTCAGTGGGAAGATACTCTGTATTTCGTTGGTGGCTCCGGCAATGCCAATGCCTACAAGTGGCTTTACCCAGCAGCCAATGCATCTACCCTTACTGCCTCTGGGCCAACCTGGCAGCCCTATAGTGCGCCAACCGGTGGCTTCTGCCCTCGTGCCAATATTATCCGCGTGCACGCAAATAAGATGTTTGTTGCCAACACCTACGAAGACGCGGTTAGTTACCCAAATCGTTTGCGTTGGTCTCACGAAGGTCTTGCAGAAGACTGGGCACAAGAAGATTATATTGACATCAATGCCGGTGGTGAGGGCATCCGTGCACTAGCCGTCGTAGACGGTCAATTACTGATTATGAAGCCCAACGCAGTATTCCTGCTCATGGGTTATGACAACGACAACTTCCAACTCGTTGAGATTTCTACCGTTCACGGCGTTGAATACCCACAGCAGGTTGCCGAAGGTGACGGTGGTGTTTACTTTTTTGATTACCCCAAGGGACTGTTCTTTTACAACCGAAATGGTTTGCAGGACATCTTCAACAGGATTAAACCTATTATCATAAATGACGAAGTTAACTCAGGACAACTAGACAAAATCACTTGTTCATTTGTCAACCAAAGGTTGTGGCTATCAATGCCCTACGACCCAGAGCCAGGTGCCAGTCCACCGGCATTTTCGTGTGTCAACTTCGTCTTTGACCAAAGCATTGGAAAGTTTGGCGCATACACAATGTTACAAACCGCTGATGAATTTGGTTTGGTAAATGGTTGCGACTTCCGTGATTCTTCAGACCAAAACTGGCACCTGCTAATACACCCAACACAAAAGTTTGTGATGTTTGTAGACGTTTATCAAGATGGTCTACCTGCATTCATAGAAGATAACGTATTCGTTGATGGCGGCATTACTGACCAGTTATTCCTAACTTCATATACAACCAGTTGGTTTTATGATAACCGTTACGTGCAGGACAAAACATTCGTTAGTCCAAACTATGTCATGAAAGAAGTTGAAGTAGATACCACTGTTACCGTCGGTATTTATTATGACTTTAATTCCAGCGCAGTGGGCCGAACTCAAACAATTACTCTAGCGCCAGTGGTATCAGGAGCAGTTTATGGAACTGGCCTATATGGGACTGGTACTTATGGCTTGTCCACTGTTGGGCCGACCATATACAAGGCTGGCAGGTTGGGGAGGTGCAGGTCAATCCAACTTGCATTTATTGGACCAACTAATACCTTCGGTACGGCTGGACGTGCGTGGGGTGTTAACTCTATCGCATACAAGTTTAAACGACGAAACATCAAGGCCTGAGCCATCGTGTGCGCTCGTAAATACCAGAACACAATCAAAGGATAAAAACAATGTCTACTTTTAACATCCCCAACGTATTTCAGACCGGATACGTCATCACTGCTGAAGGACATAATGACAACTGGACTGCCGTAAAGACTTTCATTGATGCCCTAGCCACTGGTGCCAATATTGACAACGGAGCAATCACCGAGTCAAAACTTGCTGCTACTTCGGTCAGTAACGCCAAGTTGGCAACTAACGCGGTCGCAGCAAGCAACATTCAGTCTGATGCAGTTACTACTGCAAAGATTTTGGATGCGAATGTTACTACCGCCAAGATTGCCGATGGTGGTGTTACTACCGCCAAGATTGCTGATGGTGGTGTGACGACTGCCAAGATTGCTGATTCCGCAGTGACAAGCGCAAAGATTGCTGATGGCACAATCGTCAACGCCGACATTAGCGGTACGGCGGCAATTGCACAAAGCAAACTGGCCGGTATCTACACTGACGGTGGTTCTACTAACCATACTATTACTATTTCAACAGCCTCACCTACCGGCGGAGCAGCCGGAGATATCTGGTTTAAGTACTCCTGATGCCTACTTACGTTCACGACGGTTCCATGTGGCAGGAGTTGACTGGCACTGATAGACCCTCTGTTCACGCAGGTGGGTCTTTCCAGGGTGTCGATGAAATCTATGTACACAACGGTGTTGGCTGGCAACAGGCATACCAGTTTGATAATACTGGCCCGTCTATTGCTGACTTTACTGTTGTTGGCAACGATAGCAATCAGATGACCATCAACTGGAGTGGTGGTGCGTTTGTTACCGACGCTTCTTCCGGTGTTGCAAGCGTTCAGATTCAATATCAATACACGCCCTTTGGAGGTTCTGGTGAAGGCTGGAACGCATGGCAGAACTGGACTGGGGGTGAATGGACTGCATCGTCTGGTTCATACGGATTTACTGTTTCAACAGCAAAGCGTGCGACACAGGGGGCTGGAGCACCCGGATTTTATGTAATTCAAAACCTTTACTATGTAGATTTCAGGGTTATTGCAACCGACAATGCCGGAAACGTGACGACAAAGACGATGGCAAATGGTCAACTAACTCGTCCGTATGGGACGTTTCTTCTTGTGCCACCATACGATGCAGCCAACGCAAGAACCTATGGTGACTCGTATTCGCTGACACAGAATCCCGACACATTCGTTGGGTTGGGACAACCAAGTATTCGTTCTGGAAACGGCACACTCGTGGGAAGCCAAGACTGGGATTACGGATGTTGGTTCTACGGCAACGAAGTTGAGACCTACCACTTGTACCGAGATGCGTCTGGCAATCGCTACAAAGCAGACTCCGGGACGTTGTACATCCAGCGATACCAGTCGTCGGGCACCTCCGGTCCGTGGGCGTTCCAGCAGCACAATCTCACATTCTCTAACGGTGCGACTGGCGCGTCATTCCTAGGAAACATCCTGGTCGCATCTCCCAACATCTCCGGCAACGATGCCGACCGGACATTCACCCTAGACAGCGGTCATCTCACCAACTTCTCAAACCTGAGTGCTAAAGGTTTCGGAATGGTACGAAACCTCTCATCAAGTTACCGAGTTTGCCGTAACTATCTGCAAGACTTGTCAGCATCAGGAACAATAACTCTCGTCTTTAACTAAGGAAAACTATGGCATACGACCCATCAGCATTTGAACGCAGAAGGAGAGCCACCGGCTCAGCATTTACGGCGCAATCCGCCATGAACGAATACGCCCGGATGTTGGCACAAACACGCGGTTCTCGTAACCTAGGTGACTTTGAACGTAGCGTAACCCAAGCCATCCCTCAATTTGGCCGTACGTATGGAAAACGCGGTCTATATGGGCGGGGTGTCAAGTCTGGCTTATTCAATAGAGCCCTTGGTGAATTTGGTGCTCAAACAGCCAGACAGCGTGGACGACTCCAGGAAGACATTACCCAAGAGCAGCGTGGATTTGACTTACGTGGAGAACAATATCTATCCGACTACGACCGATTGATGGCAGATATCCGAGAAGAAGAAGCAAATGCAATTAGAAGCATGGCAGAAAGTCTCTTAAACCTACAGTGAGGTAACTAAAATGGCAAAAGGATTTACTCAATACAACAGACGACTAGGAACCACGGCAACTGGTACTCAGGGTGTGCAACGTCCACGTGACCGTAGTAATCCACCCATTCCTGGTAATCCTAAGTACCGTGCTTCAAAAACTGGAGGCACACCGTTTACCAGCGCGGATGCAATGGAAGGCAGACTCAGAGTTGCTCAAGATGAGGGTCGCAGAACACCGTCTACCAGCGCGGATGCAATGGAAGGCAGACTCAGAGTTGGTCAACCGGCACGACCGACTGGTGAGGGTCGCAGCACAGCGGAAATTCAAAGAGACCTTGATGATTTAGCCCTGTACTTGGCTGGAGGAGACGACTTTACTGTTCCGTCAGTCAACTATGGTGGTTCGGGAGGAAGCAGTTCTGACGGACTGGCCCGTGCTGGAGCAACCAATCAGGATGCCTACCTCCGGGCACTACTCGCACAGGCTCCTGGTCAATACCAGGTTCTTCGTAACCTGTTGGCTGACCAGAAAGCCGACCGAGAGGCGGCAGTAAAGTCTTCCGCCAGAGGGCAGCGTAGTGCCCTTGCAGGAAGGTATACCACGGCTCAGGCCGACATTGCAAAGGCGTACGACGACCTACGCGCCGACCTAGCGGCCAACGCACCACGAGCGTATGCCAACCTACCACGAGCAACTGCTCCGACCTTGGCTCCCGATGTTATAAGCCAATACGCTCAAGCAGTAGGTGTACCTAGACAACTTATTGCTGAGGCTGTTGCTCAGGAAGCAACACGCGCTGTCGGAACCGGAGACGCCTACAACCGGCTACTTGCAAACCTTCAGGCTAACGAGGCAGCACAGCAGGCTTCCCGTCTTACCGGTGTAGATATGGCACAAACCTCAGCAAGGGGACGACTTGATGCATTGCAGCAAGCAGGTCTTGACCGCATTGAGGAACAGAAGAGAGCAGCACTTAACCAGATTCTTGCCGAGATTCAGCAAGGCCAGTTCGGTATCGCTCAAGGTCAACTTGGTTACGAACAAGGTTTGCGTCAGGCTCTTGCTGGAATTTACGGAACAGGTTACGTACCCTACCCAGGAGTTTGATATGGCTAACGAAATCCAGGATTACTCCGATACTTACGTTGACATTGTTGCACCATCCGCACAGGAAATTGGCTCGTACTACACCAACGTAACCAAGAAGAACAAAAACTCCAACGACCCATTGGGCTATGTGTGGAATAAATACCAACAAGAGCAAGACGAGTACCTCTTCAAAAACCCATATATTGACGAGTATACATTCTTGGAAGAAAAAGCACCCGAGTTCTCTTATTATAGCAGACTGCCCATACAAGGCAGTTTTGAGGCGTTTATCGCCGGTGCTATAGCAGACCCTAACAAGCAAATAACTCCTAGCGATGTAGACCAAGCCGTGAAATATGCCATTGATAATGAGATATATACGGGTGACATTTCAGCAAACCCTCTTGCTCCGTATAACTTTGCAAAAAACCTGTATCAGGAGTACACGAAAGCAAAGAAAGATTATGCTGATTACGATAACAACCGGTATCAAGCAAGCCCTCTTGCACAAATGGGTATTCCTGACCCCTCTAAGAACTACAATCCCACGGCCTTCAAGGAATACAAAACGTGGGAAGATAATAAGATTAAGAGAATAGCCAGTGTGTTGGGCAAAGAGTTTACGCCGGTACTCAAAGAAAAGGTTGAGGCCATTCTTCGTTCTCGTGCAGTTGAGAAATATCGTGCTGCAGGACGCACGCCGTATAAAGACGCAATCGTAAAACTGGAGGCTGCTAAGTAATGGCACCACGCAAACAAGCATCCAAGCCAAAGACTGTTCCGCCCGATGACACTAGTTATGACACTAGTTGGCTTGATAAATACCGTGACGCTTATGAAGGCAAAGGCACAACCACAACCACTACCGTACCTTCAACCACAACCACGAGTTCTGGCACTTCCACTACACGAACTCCGGCAACACTCAGCCCCGATGTTAAGGCGGCAGAGCAGAAATTGCGTTATACCGCACAACAGGCACAAGCACTGGGCATTAACACCGGCGATTATTACAAGCCCACGACCGTCAGGCCTACGACTCAGGCTGGGACAACCGACACTAGTTGGCTTGATAAATACCGTGACGCTTATTTTGGCTCAGGCACACAAACAGCACAGCCCAAGAAAGAAAAGGACGGCTTCTGGGAGCGGCTTGGCAAGGGTGCACTCTCTGCTGTGGGTGATGCTGCCAATATCATTGGCGCACCAGGACGAGCAATAATTTCAACTATTAAAGAAGTCAGCGACATTGCTAGTGGTGATGCGTCAATTGGTGATTGGTGGGACCAATTGACCGACCCGACCTTTGGCGCTGGAGATGTATTCGGAAAAACTGGAAATAAATGGCTTGACCGTGCTATCGGCTTTACCGGAGACGTTCTTCTTGACCCGCTTACCTACCTGACCCTTGGTGGCAGCGCTGTTGTAAAAACCGGTGTGACTGCTGCGGGGCGTGCTGCTGCAAAAGAAGTTGGTGATAAACTTGTAAAGGAAGGCGCCGAAGGTCTCCTTAAGCAAGGCGCAAGTCAAGCAACAGTTGATGCTCTTAGTAAGGCTGACGACTTTTATCGGGTTACCCAAAACGGCTTGAAGGCAGCCATAGATGAGGGTGATGAAGAATTAATCAAACTAGCCAGACAATCGCTTGAAGAAGCAGGTCAGGGTGTTACTGCTGCTTCAATTAATGTTGCAAAAGAGATTGGTGGCAAGAACGCTCGTGTCCTGCTGGCCGAGGATGCACGAAAGGTAGCCTATACTGCTTGGGCAAATTCAGCAGATGATGCTGCACGAATTGCTAATGAAGAAGCCCTTGACAAGGCTACACAAGAAGTTGTTCGTGCCCTCGGTAGAAAGGGTGCTCGTCGCACATACCGTGGTGCTGCTCGTGAGGAACTAGCAGAACAAGCACGCATTATTCGCCAGCAGGCAGAAAATGCTATCCTTGATATTCAGCGTTACCCCATCCAGATGTTAGGTCCAGACTCACTCAGGGCCCTTAAGGCTCGGGCGGAGCAACTAAGACCACTAGAAATTCTTATTGACTCACTAAACGATGATGTCATTAAGGATATCGCCGTGCGTGGGTACAATGCCATCAAGGATGATGCCGCTCGTGCTCTTGGTGTAACCAATGCGTCCAGGTTCGCAATTTCTTTGCCTGGTCAGAGACTTGGAAGACGCGCAGTATTTTTGCCAGGTCAAGGTTCGCTTAATAAAGCCCTTGGTGGTGCTGCTGTAGCAACCCGTCTTGCTCTTGTTAATAAATTCCCTGGTGGTGAACGAGTGCTAAGAGCAGTTACTCCTCTTGGTCGTAAGGGCTTGTTTACCGAAGATGAAGTTCTTCAGTGGCGTACCGCTTTGCGTACCGGCAAGGTAAAGGCTGACGATGCTGTTCGCTACACCGCGTTGCTATCTGCGAACAAAGATTACATCAACATGGCTAATGCTGCTCGTCGCAAGGCGGGCAACCAAACCCGTCAAGCATTAGGGTCCCTCAATGACGAGGAATCAGAAGTTGTTCGCAAGATGCTGGAAACTGATGTTAATGAATTAATGCGTGAGGGGCTGCCGCTTTCTTCCCGAGAGGTTAGACAAATATTCCGAGCATCGGGGTTGAACCCCTCTGATAATGCACTAAAAGCATGGCGAAGCATTCGTTTGGCACTTGATGCGTGGTATGACGAAGCAAACTCCTTGGCTCGTAGCCTTGGGGCAAACCCGTTACCACGAATTAAAAACTATTTCCCTCACTCTCAATCCGAGAAAGCCCTTAAGTGGATTATCAATAACCCCGACCTTGCCGACCGCGTTGCATCCGGTTTGGGTGCTGGAACAAATAGACAATTCCTGGCTGACAACTTTGTTGAGCGAAGCCTTAAGGCGGGACAAAAATGGTTTGGCTATACACTCACCGATGCAGACATTGCAGGTGGCGCTGCACGGCTAAATGAGATTGCCCGCCAGTACGGCAATATTGACTTTGATTGGTTTGATATGGACATTCGCCGTGCATTGGCACGCTATGCCGATAACCATTCACGATTCATGGCAACCTACGGCGCTATTGACAGGTTGGCTAACAAACTTGGCATACCGGTTGATTTTGCTGGAACTCTTGCTGGTGACGTTGTTAAAGAAATCCCCATCAAGTCATATGTTACCGGCAAGGACGAAGTGCTGCAATCCTTGGAAGCAATACGCAACGACATTGACGAGGTATTAAGGTCACCAGACATTCGTACATTAAACGAACAAGAGTTTGATGATTGGGCAACGGCAATTGAGGATAAACTTGATACTGTTTTGGCAGAATTATATAAAGGCGCCGAAGAGCCAAAATTAATCGGAAATACATTCGTGTATCCCACCATCCAGTCCGCAGATATTGCTGAGCAAATCAACCTAATTCGGAATGAGTTAATAAATCCAGAGGCAATACGTGATATTGCCAGTGGTTATGGCGATTTACTTGATGACCAAATTGAGCAAATGAGGTTCCGTCTACTGGGTCCGCCTCGTGATGAAACATTGCCCCTTGAGGACCTCCCCGAAGACATAACTATGCTTGGAGCAATTGATGATGTTGTTGAAAACAGACTAGAATATATTCAGTTTGTTAATCGTTTTCCAGTCGTTCTTGAAGAAGGATGGACGCAGTTAACAACTTCGGTTGGTCCGTTGAGGAACCTACAGGTTAGAGAAGAACTTGACAATCTTTTTAATAATCTCAAGAGAGTCAACGACCCACAGTTTGCAAGATTTCTTGAGCGAACCATCGGGTCATTCAACCGCTTCTTCAAATCATACGCAACTGCAACTCCTGGCTTCCATGTTCGTAACGCACTAAGCAACGCCTTTCAACTTGTTGCTGCTGGCGTAAACATTGAAAATGTCGCTCCTGCATTGAAAATTTGGGCACGATACGCACTAGCCAATAGACGGGCAATCAAGGATGGTCTCGGTGGCATCACTCCAGAGGATTTTGTGCGAGGTTTGGGTTACCCGCCTTCACAGGAAAAGTTGCTGATTCAGGCATTGGATTCCATTGACCTAGACGCAACCGCCTTTACTGAAGTAGCGGGAGCGCCTTCCGGGCGAGTTGGTATTACTGGTGGAGCAATTACGCCAGGTACACGCCTAGAGAGAAGCCGTGCACTTCTGGGAACACCAGTGCGTGTTTCTCGTGCTGCTGGTCAGGTTGTTGAAGGAACGAACCGGTTTATTCTTACTTTTGATGGCTTGATGCGTGGTCTCACCCCCACGGAGGCAATCGCCAGAACGAACAAATATCTGTTTGACTACTCCGACCTATCAAGGGTTGACAAATCCTTGCGTCAAATTATTCCATTCTGGATTTGGACTAGCCGCAACCTACCGTTGCAACTTGAAAACATGTTGACCAATCCTCGTGCGTATGCTCAGTACTTCGCAATGAAGAAGAACCTGATGGACGAGGACCAACCAGAATATCTGCCTGATTATCTCAAACAAGGGGGCGCTTTTACCGTTGATGGACTACTTGTTCAGCCGGACCTTGGTATTCCTGGTGCTGGTCGCCCATCTCAGTTGGAAGAATTGTCACGAATCCCGTTGTTCTTCCTTGCTGGTGAAGAAGACAAGGCACAGGCTGCAGTACGAAACGTATTGGGTTCAATGAGCCCGCTGGCGCGACTTCCAATTGAATATGGAACTAAAACCAGCCTTTTTACCGGCAGACCAATTGCTAGTACGTACTCCCCACAAAGCGAAGACGCCCAGATAAACCAATACGTCGCATCACAGTTGTTGCCACCTCTGACCAACATTGGTGGTATTGCCACTATTACGGGGATATCGCCCGAAGCCGAAATGGCCCAAAGGCTGCTTGGGATTACACCACCATTCACCAAGAATCGCACTCAGGAAGAAATACAGCGGGCAGAGGACGAGAAACGTGAACGACGATTGTTCCGTTACTTCGGTTTGCCGGTTCGTACTCTTGGTGAGGGTGAACAAACATCTGAAATCTACCGTCGTATCAGGGCATTGGAAGAACTAATCCTGCGTGAAAGAAACGCACGCGGTCTATAGTTCCAATATGTTAATAAAGTTTATGATACAATTACTATAGTGTCATAAACCTATTAACAAAGGAG